GATGAACTTCTTTACTAATCAGTACGACAACCTGATGAAGAAGATAGGTAAAGAAGAACTAACAGAAGAGGACTACGAACTAGAAGAAGCACGTTATCACATTATGACTTGTATGAAGCAAGCTCTAAATAGTGCAAGACCACGACAGGGTGTGATTGACGAAGGCAACATGATCTACTTGTTTGACTTAGGTATCAATGCAGCACAAGCTCAAGCAGAAGTATTCTCTTATCTTAATTGGGAGAATGAATTAGTAAAGCAAGGCAAAGCCCCAGAGCATCATCATACAGTACAGTGGCTTGAGGGTTGTGCAGATAAATGGGCAGGGTGTCCTGCAGCGTTTGCTAACAGTAGAGGGTTTGATGTATTTGACCCTACTTCGTTAGCTAACACACCACAGATAGAGGATAAGAGTGATGGCTAACGATAATTGGCACTTGAGTAAGTCAGTACCACTGACATTAATATTAGGTTTACTTATTCAAGCTGCTGCTATCGTGTGGACAGTAAGCACTATGACATCTGACATAGAAGTTAATGCATCTAAGATTGTAGAGTTACAACAACGTATGGGAAGAGTAGAGGATGCAGTACATGGACAGGCTGTATCTATGGCTAGGATAGACGAGAATATAAAAGCTATTCGTGTATCTGTAGAAAAGATGGCAATTAGAAACTAATGTTGTGTGCATTAAGCCTTGTGGCTTTTGGGGTATATCCACACGGTATAATGTACAAGGCTTGTGAGTATCGCTGCCCAAGGGAAGAATCAGAAACGCATTATTATTACCCAACTACATTAAGATTACCACCAAAAATTTCTTGCCCCCTTTATTATATGGTAGAAGATGATTGAAGTATTAGCATTAGCAGGGGCAGTAAGTCAGATAGCTGGCTCCATTAGTACAGCAATTAAGGCTGGCAGGGATGTATCTGATCTGTTACCTCACTTTGGTAGACTAGCTAAACTAGATGCAGATATACAGGCTGCAGAATCAGGTAAACACAAAGGCCCACTAGGTAGACTAACATCATCAGAAGAAGAAGGCTTTGCAATAGCACAAGCTAAGATGAAACATAAAGAAGCAACTGATATGTTAAGAGAAACCTGTCAGTTATTTGGACCACCTGGTATGTGGGATTTAGTACAGAAAGAACAAGCTGCTGCACGTAAGAGACAACAAGAGGCATTAGACTTGCAAGCTAAACAAAGGGATCAAATGTTTTGGGGTATATCGGTAACAATAGGTGTTCTAATATTTATAGGTGGACTTGCATTTATGTTTTGGGGTTTAAATGAAGCAGTTAATAGGTAAGGTATTATAAGATGGCAGTTACAGAATATGACAGCATGTATGATGCAGGTGGGGCTAAAATGGGGGAAACCGTTTCAGTTGATGGCAAACAGTTTGTCAAAACTGCAGGGGCAGAAGGATCAGGTATAGTTTCTTACTTAAAACCTGTTGAGACTGGCCCTGAAAGTTTTGAGGTAAGAACTTTGCCTCCTGAAGCAGGTGGGAGATCATACTATGTATCAAAGGATGAATCGGGTTATGATAAATTTGAAGGACTAGTACCATTAGAAACTGAATCTACAGTAAAAGAAGAAACTGTGGTTGAGGCTGAACCTGTAGAAGAAAAAGTTGTAGCTGCAGATACAGGTGTTACTGAAACGGTAAGTGGGCAAACAGAAGTAGATACAGGTGTTACTAAAACGGTAACTGATCAAACAGCACAGGCTTTTCAAGGCACTGCAGAATCATCAAGTAGTGCTGCCCCTATTGTTTCTGATGATACTGAAATAGTAAATCCAAATATAAATGTTGGTGAAATATCTAATCTTACAAATGTTAATGTTCCTCAAGAGGCTTTAGATGCTGGAGCAACTCACTATAATAGTGCTACTGGTCAATATGGAGTTATACCACCATCTACAACTGAAACTGTTGGTACAGGTACATACATAGATCAAGTAGTAAAAGATGCAGATGGTAATACTGTATTTGAAGATAAAGAAGTAACAAAAACTGTTCCTGGTGAAGATAAAGAAGTTATTAAAGAAGGTGCTGAACCTAAACCTGAGCTTTTTACTTTTGACGTTAATGATATTGTAGCTAAAGGTGGTGCAAGATTTGGCGGTGATGCTAGAAGTTATATTGATGTGCCTGATGGTAAAGGTGGCACTAAAAGAATAAAAACAAATAGAGAAGTTGCTATTACTCAAGATTTATTAGATGCAGGTTTAGGAGATCATGAATACTATAAAGGTAATTTAGAAGTTAGGGGTAAGAAAAGAGGAACTGGTGGGGAAGTAGCTAGAGTTTTTTCTTTAGCTTTAGACCATATTAACAAATTAAACATAGAGCAACAAAAGAAAATAGATGCTTGGGAAAAAGAAAATATAACTTATGAGTCTACTACAAAAACAATAACAGAAATACAGAAAGTACCTAAAGTAGAAGAAGTGGAAAAAACTAAAAAGGTCACTACAATAGGCACTTTTAGACCTGTTGATTTTAAAATTAAAAAACAAGAAGAAAAGAAAGAAGAAGAAAAGAAAGAAGAAGAAAAGAAAGAAGAAGAAAAGATAGTTGCTCCTCCTGGTCCTATTGACACTAGTGGACTTACCGATATTAATGTTCTTGCTAATCAAAGTCCAGATGTACTTCCTGGTAATGTTACTGGTGTAACTCAAGCTGATATAGATAGAAGTAATAAGGCTGTATTAGATCAAATGTCTAGAGGTAGTCCAGTAGTATCAGTTAATGTGCCTCAACCTACATATGCCCCACAACCAGCAACAACTCAAACATTTCAACCACAGGCTGTTAATCAAACTGGTGAAGCCACTAGTACTTATGGTATGGCTAATGTTCCTGGTACTCAACAAACAGCATTACAAACTGCAGGACTATCTGCTGTACCACAAACTGTACAGGTAAGACCTCAATATACTGGTACTACTTTACAAAATCTTAGTTCTATTTCTCAACAAGGTTTTGGTGGTCAAGTAGTTTATGTAAATCAATTTGGTCAACAGATAACTGTTTCTGTCGATGCCACAGGTAAGCCTCTTACTTATGTACCCCCAGGTTTTAGAGTAGGTATACCCGATGGTCAAGGGGGATTTAGATATCCTGGAAGCACTACACAGGGTCAGTATCAAGGTGGTCTTACAGGTTACTCCCTTGGTGGTGATGTACAAGGTCAACTAAGACTAGCTAGTAAATTTCTTGGATACAAAGGTGAAGCCACTAAAGACAGTCTAGAGGCTTTTCTTAACTCAAATCCTGGTGCTGCTGCTAAGATGGGTCAGTATGAAAAAGCTATGATGAACATGGCTCAACCAGTACAGCAGATGTATCAAGGTGGTATAATACAAGGGTATCAAGAAGGTAATTTTGTTACTCAACAACAATATGATAATGCAGCAAATTATTTAACCAATACATTTAAACTTGGTCAAAAAAATTATGGACAAATGTTTTTAGATAACCCAACAGGTTACACTGGTTTTAAACAAGCCACTCCTAGTAAAATATCTATTGGGGGGATAGCATCAGAAAATTTTACACCAGAAGTTCAAAATACTATAAATGCATTAAGAAGTGGCGCAACAGTAAAGACAACTGACACAGGTGGAAACACAGGTGGAAACACAGGTGGAAACACAGGTGAAAACACAGGTGGAAATGCAGTGCAGCCTAAACCAGACTTCTATTATGACACCGCTAGACCAATGTTTGAGGGTGCTCTAAGACAAACGATGCAACCTATACAAGCTCCTGTAAATTATATTACTCCACAACCTGCAGACTTTATTGGGTCTACTGCAGGTCAGACTGCACCTGTTGCTCCTATGGCAGAAGCTGCTACTGTAGGTAGTGTAACTCAGTCACAGATGGCACAAACAAAAGATGCTGGTACTTATGGTACTACTGGTGTTGCCCCTAGTATAGCTACAGCAGTTGAGGGTGGTAGAACACTTAGACCTCAAGAGTTACTTGCAGCAGCTACACAAGGTAAATTTTACATTGGTGGTGAGGGTCCAAGTTGGGATGAAGCAAAAGGTAAATATGTACAAGGTGGTGTTGAAACGCCTTATAGAGAATTTACACCAGAAGAATTTGCTGCACAAAATAATTTAAACATTGGAGATTTTCAAACCACCTATGGTCAGTTACAACCTGCACAAGGCACTGTAACTAGAGGACCACTAACTGCACAACAAACAAAGTTTGATAAAGCTGGTAGACCAATTACTGCAGTTACAGATTTAACTGCTGCCACAGATACATTTACAGCAGCCCCTAATTTATATAAACGAAAGTTACAAACAGACCCTGTAACAGGAGAGTTTACAGAACTAATTAGTGGCTCTGCTAATGCAGCAAAAGCTGCAGAGTTTACTGAAGCTATACAAGCTGATACAGCTACTCCTTCAGTTAAGGCTACTGTTGCTGGTCAACTAGATATGCTTATGCGAGACTTTGAAGGTGGTGATACACCAGCATGGGCTGCAGGATCAATGAGGGCTGCTAATGCTGCTATGCTTGAAAGAGGCTTGGGTGCTTCTAGTATGGCAGGACAGGCTATCATACAGGCCACTATGGAAGCTGCACTACCTATTGCTATGGCTGATGCACAGACACAGGCAAGCTTTGAGGCACAGAACTTATCTAACAGACAGGCAAGAAGTATGCTTGCTGCACAACAACGTGCTGCCTTTATAGGTCAAGAGTTTGATCAAGCTTTTCAAGCTCGTGTACAAAATGCAGCTAAGATATCTGACATAGCTAATCAGAATTTTAGTGCAGATCAAACAATACAACTAGAGAACTCTCGTGCTGCTCAGACACTAAGCTTAACTAACTTATCAAATAAACAAGCACTAGTAATGTCAGAAGCTGCAGCACTGGCAGGACTAGATACACAGAACTTAAACAATCGTCAACAGGCTGCTGTACAAAATGCACAAAACTTCTTGCAGATGGACATGGCTAACTTGACAAATGAACAGCAAACTGCTATGTTTAAAACACAACAAAATGTTCAGGCTTTGTTTACTGATCAGGCTGCAGAAAATGCATCAAAACAGTTTAATGCTACTAGTACGAATCAGACTAACCAGTTCTTTGCAAACCTAGCTACACAGACTGCACAGTTTAATGCTGCACAAACTAATGCAATGGATCAATTTAATATCAATGCTGTAAATGGATTACGTGAGTTTAACTCTAACATACAACAACAGAGAGATTTGTTTAATGCACAGAATGGTTTGTTGATAGCACAGGCTAATGCTAAGTGGAGACAAGACTTAACCACACTAAACAATGCCACACAGAATGAAAGTAATATGGACTTTGCTAAGACAATTAATGGATTGACAAGTAAGAACTTAGATGCTATATGGCAGAGAGAAAGAGACATAATGAGTAATGTTAATCAGACTGATGAGTCTGCTAAAGATCGTGCATTAAGATTGATAATAGCAGATAAAGAATTAGCGGCAGCAAAAGAGGCTTTAGATTATGCAGAAGATGTGGCTGATACACAGTTGCTTACTAGGTTTTTGTTTCCTAATCTTGGTAGCTTATTTGGAACATCAGAGTAGGATAGAGATAATGTCATTAACTTACGGATTAAACTACAAAAAATTAAAAAACCAGGCTTTAGCTGGTAAAGGATACGAAGAAAGTAAAGCTAATAGAGAAGCATATGAAGCTATGACAAGTTCTCTTGTAAGTGATGTTAGAGCTAGAAGAGATAAAACTATACAACAGATATCTAGCCCTAAAGCAGATGAACAGGCTAGGATACAAGAAGGTTTAACAGAAAGATTTAATCCTGTTTTTGTAGGTGGGGATACAGAGGTTGCTAGTCTTGATGAAGATAAAGTTTTTAAATCTGTTACTAATTCTAACGGAGAGAGTATAGGTAAAAGATTAATGGGAGACATATCAGAAGCATTAGGTATTACTGATGAACAGACTGCAGGTATTGTAGGTAATTTAGACCATGAAACAGGAGGTTTTAAATATTTACAAGAATTAAACCCTGTAGTTCCTGGTTCAAAAGGTGGGCGTGGGTTTGCTATGTGGACTGGCCCAAGAAGAAAAGCATTTGAAACTTGGTCAAAAACTAACAAACTAGACCCTGATTCTTATGAAGCTTCTTTTGGTTTCTTTATAGAAGAGGTAAAGGAAACTAGTGAAGGAAGGTTTCTTAAAAATTTAGAAAAAACTAACACTGCAGAAGAAGCAGCTAAAGTATTTTCTAAAGAATACTTAAGACCTGGAAAACCTTTAATGAGCCGTAGAATAGCTAAAGCTAACTATTATGCTGGAGGAGAGTAATGAGCTTAGTATTTAATGGTCCAATCCCAGGGCAATCTTTAACCACAGAGCCTAAGAACGCTGCATATGAAAGGACACCAGAGGTATCTGATCCTATCCAAGCTCTTGACGTACACTTAGATAACTTATCTAAACCAGAGGCTATGGAAGATGCACTCTACTTTTTAGAGTTGGGGGTTGATATAGTTACTTTAGTTGAGGGTATACTTCGTAGTGCAGTTATAGAAGGTATACATAGTATTGATGTTAGTCTTATTATTGCACCAGTAATACATGAGCACATTAAAGCTGCAGCTACTAAGGCTGGTATTGAATTTGAAGAGGGCTTTGATAACCCTGATAGAGATGGGGCTGTTCAGTACGAGAGAGATACTATGAGAGCTAAGAAGATGCTCAAAAGATTAAGAGAACAAGAAGGTGAACCAGAGGAACTAACAGAAGAACAAGAACCGATGGAAGAACCAATGGAAGAAGATATGCAAGAAGAGGGGGAGCCTACAGATATGCCCCTCAAAGGATTAATGGCAAGGGTGTAGCATGGCAATTAGAATACGTTCAGCAGGTATCTTAAAAGAACTTGAGAGGCAAGATGAAGCAAAACGTCTAGCCCAAAAGCGTATGGACGAAAGAGAAGAGTTGTACTTAAGTCTAGCCAGTAAATATGGTGCAGGTACTATTGCTAATAGAGCTTCTGGTAAGAGTAAAACTACAGACTCTTTAGATGTAACTATACAAGCCTTACAGAGAGATTATAAATTAAGTGATGATATAATAGCTCCTGTTGTTGCTTCTGGTGATGTATCAGGAGCAAGAAAATTATTAGAAACTTTAAATAAAGCAAAAGCTAAGTTTGTAGGTGACAGTAGGGAATTTCCAGAAACAGTTGTGGAAGAAATTGTTGCAGGTATAATAACAAGACAACCTACAACTAAACCCTTAGACATGGATAAGATTACTAAATTTATTGGTCGTGAGGTAGATGAGATATATTTACCCTTTTTAGAGGCAATGAACGCTACTCCTGGTGAGGTATATGTGCCTGAGTATACCTATGCTGAACCTGTAGACATTAATGAAATACCAAAGGTTATGGCTACTACTGCTAAATCTCAGGCAGCTTTAGCTAAAAGTGAGATAAGCATATTACGTAAAAGAGAAAAAGAATTAAAAAATATAGGAAAAGAAAATAGAACTGATGCTGAAAAAAATGAATTTAAGTTAATATCGGATAGGATTATGTCTGTTCAAAGTGCAATAGAAAATTTAGAAGAAAATCCAGCAGAAATAATTAACTTATACGGTAACTCTTATCTGACTAAACTACTTGAAAGTCCTGGTGGAGAAAAATATAAAACAATGCCACTACCACCACTATTAACTGATGTAGCTAATCAGTATCCACTTGTAGCTAGTGAGCAAATAGGTAAGGCTTTACTTAGTGCTGGAGTTTTTGCTGCGGGAACTATTGCTAGATTACCAACTGGTGAATTAATAGAATTAAACTTTCCACCACAGGCCAACCCATAATGACAGAAATTAGAAAAGTTTTTGTAGATGAACCACAGTTTCCACAACTGCCACCTACATTATCCCCAAGAAAAGTTATAGTTGATGATGCTACTAGTCCTTTTGTACCTCAAGAGGGTGGTGGACTTATTGATCTTAGTCCTATCCTTGAAGACTACGGTGGTGAGTTATCAAAGCAAGAAATATTATCAGACCCAAAACTTATGGATATAGTTCGATCTAGTCTTGAGGCTAGGTTTACCCCAGGTGGTGTATTAACAAAGGCTAGGCGTGGTGTTACTGGATTAGCTGGTGGTGCTATAGGTGGTTTGTCTTCTCAAGATTACAGAGAAATGAGTGATGAAAAAGCATTTGAAACATGGCAGAACTACCAAAGGTCTTTTGCTGCAGGTCAAAGTGTAACTGTTGCTAATGAAATGGCATACGGTATGAAGGCTAGTGATGAAACAAAAGCTAGACTTGGGGCTGGTTATGCTTTATTTGATGGTATGGAAAATGCTTTCACTGGAGATACAACAACTTTAAGAGAAATGGGGGATGCTTTATTTGACTACACCAAAAATGTTGTGTACGATCCTACCACTATACTATCGCTTGGTTTGGGTAAGTTATTTGGTATAGGTGCAACAAAGGCAAGCAGTGCTGCTGTAAAAGCTATGATGGGAGAGGCTTACAAAGCACAAGTTAAAAAGGGTGTAGCCAAAAAAACTGCTGCTGCTACTGTAAGAAGTGCTGCTGTAAAAGCTATACCATACGCAACTGCTGATGCTCTAATGGCCTCTGGTGTTGACGTTATGTATCAGGCTCAACTTATGGAAACAGCAGTGCAGGATGAATACTCTGCAGCACAGACAGGTATTACTGCTTTAGGTACTTTGTTTGTTATGCCCACACTTGCAGCAGCAAGTGCTACATTTAAAGAAATACGTAAGGGTCCACTAAAGAATACTTTCCTATCTTATAAGAACTTTGATGCAAATCTGTTAGAGGTTGGTGTTGATCAGGCAGAAAGAGAACTTAGAGAACAAGTAGCTGAAGGTATTGATATAAAATTTTTAGATGAAAACTTTGGTCTTGTTGAAGGTAATACTAAAAACTTTCTTGTTTGGAAAGAATTAAAAGATAAAGCAGACAATATAGTTACACAAAAGGGTCAGAGATATACTGACACTGAAGTAACTAATGAATTTTTTAGATATTTATTTTTAGGTGATCCAAAAGAAAATTTAGGTGGTTATGGAGAGGTTTTAAGAAAAGCTGGTTTTACTAGTCATCAAGCCTTAGTGGATAAGTATAAAAATAAAACTGCTGTTCTTGCGCAAACATTAACTTTTATTCCAGATGAAAAGATAGGGCAACTTGTAAATAAATTTGAAAAAGATACAGGTTATAAACTTAGATTTTTTAATGAAGATGGTAAATTAGTTCAAGGTAAGGATGCAAAGTCTATTGATTTAGAAGCTCACCTCACTAGGCAAACAACCACTAGTGCTATAGGTTTAAGACTTATAAGATCAATAGATGATTCAGTAAATCAAGGATTTTCTGTTGAAGATTCTGTAAAGTTGTTAAAAGGAGAGAAGCCAGAAAATACTCCAAAGAGACTGCAGTTTGCTTTGTCCACTTACAAAAGACTTTTAACATCACACCTTGCTACAACAGGTGCTAATATAAAAGGTTTTGCATCTTTAGTAAGTATTAATACTGCTGCAGATATGTTTACATCATCAATAGAACTTACACAAGGGGTCGGTGCTAAACTATTTGGTAAACCAGAAGCTGCTAAAAAGTATTTTAATCGTGCATATGGATCATCTGGCGGTGCTATTAGAAGAATGACTGATGTTCTATCACCAGATATACCAATAGAGTATGCGGATAAAGTTCTTAAATTACGTCCAGAGATAGCAGAAAAACTTTTTAGAGATGTGTCAGGTGACGGTGGTGTAAGAGATGCACTAACTGATTTTGATATTGATCCAACTAATAAAATTTATAGAACCGTTGACTCTGTAACTAAAGGTGCACAAACTATTGCACTTGTAAGATTACAGGATGAATTAACAAAGCGTTGGTCTTTTGGTACTAATTTAAACCAAGAGATAATGAGAAAATATGGTATGAGTCCAGAGGACTTCTTTACTCAACCAGATGTTGCATTGACTATGGCTAAAGATGAATTTAAAGATGTATTAGATAAAGCAGCCTATCGTGCCATGAGAGAAACAGCATCTGTAAACTGGTCAACTCTTCCAGGAAATAGTTCCTTAAGAAGTGCAGCTAAAGAGATAGAGAAATTTACAAACAAAAGGGTGGTTGGTTTTGTTGTTCCATTTGGTAGTTTTTTAAACACAACAATAGCGACAATGGCTGACCTTACAGGTGTTAATGCTATAGCTCATGCATATAGAAGAGGTACAGGTAAAAATCTAGACTACACTACACCCACTGGTGCTCAAGACTTAGGGAAGATGGCAGTCTTTTATGGTGGTTTAGCTTACGGAACACAAGATGCAAGGGAAAGAATAAAGAATAACCTTGCCTATGATCAACAGCAGAAGAGTGATGGTAGTGTTGAACTTAAAAAATATGATTGGCCTGATTCTACTCTACGTTTAATGTCGCAGATGCTTGCACATGGTCTTGGTGATAGTAATAACATATTAGATTTTAATTATAAAGAAGTACCGCCAGAACTTCGCAGAGAATTAGGACTTCAATTAGGTGGTCAGGCAGTTAGAGATTTAACTGATATAGATCAGGCATTACTTCAAGTACAGAGAGATTTTTATGATTCAATAGAGAGAGGGGAACCACTTTATCAGAGCGTAGCAATACCTCTTGGTGCTATACTACAACGTCCAGTGCAGGGTGCACTTAGACCTCTTGATCCTATCAATCAGGTATGGAGTCTTATGTCTGATGGTAATATGAACCCTGATCTAAGACAAGGACCAAAGGTCTTAAACAATATGTTAAAATATGTAAACGGTATTACAGGTGAGAGTGCACAGAGGTTAATATTCAAGGCAGATAAATTACCTGAAAGAGCAATACCAACTAGAGACAGGCTTGATGTAGATTTAGGTAAACAGCTACTTGGTATTAGGGGTGTTAGTCTTCCTAATTTAGTAGAGAAAATGATGAACAGGGCAGGGCAACCATACTACAAAGCTATAAGGTTTCAAGGTCCACCAGAAATAAAAAACATAATGGATGGACTAGCTGCACCCTACTTTGAAGTAGCGGCAATCAAATACCTAAAGAAAAACCCTGACTATTTTACTACTATGTCATTAAAAAACAGACAGGAAGTTCTTGATCTTGTAAGGGGTGATGTTAGAAAGAATGTAACCAACATGATACAAAAAGGTCTACCAAAAGAGATAGACCTTGTTAGAGTTTTATCTGGTAAAGATAGAGATAAAGTCAGAGAGATTATGAATGAACTAGGACTGAACATGAAGCTAGAAGAGTTATTAGATAAAGATGATGGACTCCAAGACCTACTTAGAATAAAAACTTTACTTGATAACTACGATGATATCTTCTCTGATATTGTAGACTAATCATCTTCCTCTAACATAAAGTCAGCCCACTCATAAGCTTCACGTTTTAAATCACCCTTATGCATAGGACTATTAGACCTTGACAATAAAGCAGCCATAGCTTGACCAGCCAGATATCTACGAGATGTTAATGGCTTGGCCTTTAGCGGTGGCTTTATTTTTTTCTGACTGTACTTCTTAGCTTCTTCCTCAAGACTGTTTAGTTTTTTTGTTCTGTTCATATGCCTTTACTCTCTCCAGGTTTAGGAAGTAGGCTTTGTTAAAGCCCATCTCCCAATCCCTGTTGTTCTTAGTATTTTGTTCGTAAGGATTGCCCAACTTGCCTGTCTTAAAGGCTACCCTTCCTTGTTCATATGGCTTCACTTATGTATCTCCTTGTAGCGTTTTTTAAGTCTATTAAGATACCAAATAGCTTTATCAATATCTTCTAAACCATTTTTATATTGATGTCTCCACAAATATTTAAGTACGTTAGCAGCGTGTGGTGCTGTAAACCCTGACATCTTTTCTGTCATTGCTTCAATAGCGTCAATGCATTCTATACCACTACTATTGTAATGCACTGGACGATTTACAGGGTCATACTCAGATCGTTGGCTCTTGAAGAAGGTAGTTTCTCCGTCAATAGTAAGTGTGTCAGTGTTATCCATAATAGTATCCTTATATTAGTTCAATTAATTCTGCCTCAGTATATGGTATATGAAAAAAGTATTCATATCGTTTAGCGTTACCTAACCATATCTCCTTTGAACACTCTCTAGTAAGTTGGAAATCTTTTATTCTCCATGCCTTTTCACAGTCACTACGTATAATGTAAAAGTTACAGAATGTTTTGTTATCCTGTATCTTTTTGTATTTATTAATTAGTCTGTACTTTCGATATGGTATTCGTATCTCTTTCCATTTAGGGTTCCAATCACCTGTCCATTGGTTCTTCATCTCTACTTCACTGTAGTATTTACCACCATTCTTCTCACTCTTTATATCAAAAGAGTAGTCCTCCTCTGTATCAAGAATGGTGTGACCATTACTCTCTAAGTAGTTTGTTACTGCTATCTTAGCTTTACTGTCATTCTCTTTATAAGACTGAGGTTGAAACTTTCTGTAGTATGATCCTTTAATTGGTTCTAACATTATGTTTATCCTTTATGCACCTATATCTACTATCTCACAAACATCACCAGAGCAAGCCATAGTCTGACTACCTGCAGTGTTGTCCTGTCCTTCATACACTGAAAGCTTAGTCCAGTCAATAGTCTTTGGCATTAAACTTAGAAGATTATTGTAATCACTTCTACCAACTTCCTGATATGGTGCTTGCTGATAAGTGTGTTCGTTAAAAGGTAAGAAGGATACACCACTCATTTCATCAAAGTGTTTGTATACGAAAGACCCAACCTCAAACCATTCATCCTTCCTGACATTAACTGTAATGCTAGGCTTGTGCTCACACCAATGTCTCTGATATATCAACCAAGTCTCTAGCTGTTCAATAGCAGATAGGTCAGCAGTAACAACAGCATTATAAGGTGACTCAATAGGAAAGCTGAACACTGTAGTAAAGTCAGGCTTCATTACATCAGGCTCACTAGGCACACCCTGGTCTTTCATAAACTGTGTTAAGGGGTCTTTGTTGTCTCCTCTAACGGTTCTGATGTAGTACTGCGAGTGTCTTGCATGGATTCCAGAGGCTGAGTCAACGAGTTGGGAGACTGTGCCTGATGGTTTAACACAGGTAATAGCGGTTGAGGCTGGAATACCCAAGCGATCAGCCCAATCACTATTAGTAGTAACAGAAAGTTCACGTAATTTCTCAAGAGTTTTCTCCAATCCTTTATTAGCTGTAGTCATGAGTGGGTTGTCCATTATCCCTGTGAGTGACACACCAAGCAGACGTTCTTCTTCTGTATTTCGCTGCCACACCTTTCGCAGATATGGGAACTTGGTGTAGGTGGATTGAATTGTTCCCAATATAGTTGCCAAACGGACTTTTTTACTAAGAGATTCGATATCATCTGTAGCCCTGACCACAACCTCTGTAAGATTGCAGAACTGATACGGCCTAAGTATAATCTCAGAACATGGGTTAGTGCCAAACTCCCACTCACTGTTACGCCTACCATACTTCTCAGCTTGCCTCTTACTTGCCTCACGATTGAATATACCACGTTCTCCACTCCCTGATTCCACTAGTGCCATCCACTCACGCATAAAAGATATGGAATCTGGCTTCTCTGTATAGCTCACAGAGTTATTAGCTAATGCACGTTGAGGATCATTCTCCCACCATGCACCTGACTTAGCATGACGCATATGATCATCACTAAGGTTGGACAAAGATATCATAGCTGATCTACGTACACCACCCATAACAATTACTTCACCTACCTTGCACATAATATCGTGACACTCAAGACTAGAAAGTTTACGTCCTTGTGCATCTTTAAATATTTTGATAACAAAGTTAAACAAATCTACCAGAGGTGCAGGGCCACTCGCTCTACCACCAAAGGTTTTAAGTCTTGCACCTGCAGGACGTACACGAGAGATATCCCACTTGGGTATCTCACCAGCCCACAGGAGAGCCAACACTTGTCTGAACGACTTAGCCCACCCCTCTTTACTATCCTTAACAACAACAACGGTTTCACTGTCGAAGAGATCAGGTATCTCAGGGAGCTTACTGATGAACTGCCTTTCAACACTAAAGCCAACACCAGTACCACAGAGCAAGATAAACATAGCCTCATCGAAGGACTTAGGATCATCTATGGGTAGATAACTGCAGTTATACCCTGCAGTATTATCCCTATCTAATGCTGGTCCTGCAGTCATTAGTGCTCTCATACTAGGCATAACCTCTAAGCCAAGGATAGCTTCTTCTATACTTGAAGCTGTTACTGCATCTACGTGATGTGCCACTACGTTGTTTACATAACGTGTTACTGTCTCACTCCAAGACTCTCTACGTTTCTCATCGTCCAACCACCTAGCATAACGTGAGGTATGTATGAAAGCCTGGTAGTCAGTAGGTAAGTAGTTCTGACTCATGTTTATATCTTCCCTATTAAAATATTCAAATGCATCTATATCGTCTTGACTAATCATCGTTATCCTCTAATGATTTATTAAGTTCATTTATTTTTACTTTTTGAATTGCACTAACACACTGTGTCATGTGCTCTAGTAAACCTATTGAGTTTGATCCCTTGTTTAATAAATTTACAATCCTTTTTTGAGATTCATTCATGTTGTCTGTATCGTACTCAACTTCATCTATCATTATTTTAGTCATGTTCTATTACCTCACATTTTATTATTGTAACATCATCTATATCATAAAGAGCATCCATAATCAACTCTTTTATTACATCACAGTTATCACTAGACAACTCTAAGAAGTTGGCATCCTTATCTACTGATATATTTAGGGTCACTTCATAAGTCACAGTGAAACCCCAAGTTATACTCATGTAAATACATTAGTCAAGTATTCCCTCTATTATAATCGGGTCTATTTGTTTACTGAAGTATTTTTGCCACGTATATGCTTGGTCTAAATCCTCAAACCAAAACTGTGTGTCTTCTACTTTACCGTTTACTTCTGTTTTACAAATCATAAACCAACCCATATCCTCTGGTACTTTTTCATCATCAGGTAGCTCATCCACTGATACTGGTCCTTGCACAACACCCCAAACTTTTACAGTCACTTCTTCCAACTCCTAATTAATTCCATGTAGTGATCTAATCCAACCATAACAACCCAAGGCTTTCTGTCTGATCTAAAGAAAACGACAGGCTCATTGTTGTTGTGGTTGGCTGCTTGGTCCATAAAACCATATACTGTTTTTAGTTCTGACTTCCTTCTCTTGACCTCAATAGACAGAGGTATCTTCTTCCTGGCAGCAGGAGATAACTGTATGTCTGCACCAGTATCCCCCATGATAGTAGACTTGATATCATCAGGCTCAAACTCAGGGAATGTTTGCAGTAACTTATCCCTAATCTCCTGTTGTCCAAGTCTACCTTTTTGTTTGGCACTTTTGGTCATAACCAATCAGGTTTTTCTATTACTGTGTAGTCACCCCAACCTGTGCCGTAGTCCACCTTCTCCTCTGCGTTTGCAATAATATCTAGTGTCTCATGTAGTTTAGCTGTAGCCCACTCCATGATATCCTTGCCCATCACATGCATGTGGGATAGGTATGGGGCAGACTTTTCACAAGCAATAAAACTAAACCTAGTTATATCAAGGTCAGCCAACTGACAGGTGTAAACATAATGAGCACCCTGCAAGAAGTATCCATACTTTAAACATTCTCTTAAGAAACCAGATGGACTAGCATCCTGTGTAGTCTTAACGTCATAGACTGTACCCTCAGACTCAATCATCAGGTCTGGTCTAGTCTTTAGTGTTAGCCCTGAGATAGGGTCTTCAACAAAGATACTAACCTCATTCACTCTGTTTTTATGGTTGAGTGCAGCAGCGCACACAGGGTTAGCCAGTGCACCTTTAGCTATACAGTTAGCTACATTAAACTCTACCTCAGTTAGAAGTACTTGGTCCTTGTCTAGGTTATCCTTCATAGTTTTAAAGGCAGCACTAGATTTAGTCTTTGGCCCTTTGACAACTAAGTTACGTTCTTTTTCTAAGAGATTAGCATGGACTGCTGTTCCCATAGCAAAGGCTGGATTGTTAGGGCTACGCTTCTCACCTTTCCAATGAGCAACTGATTTTTTAAATACAGACTTCACTGCACTTGAAGATACACCATGTTTCGCATGATACTCTCCATTAGGTATGTGTGTTATAAGTGTGTTTACAGGTTTCATATCTATCCTTAATGGAGGGTGAGCACTAAGCCCACCCTCAAGTTGTACTAGAAGGGTATTTCATCTAGTACGGTTTCAGGCTTCTTTGAGGTGGGGGAAGAACCACTAGCGGCCTGTGTTGTTATGTGTGGCACATGATCTATAACTCTAACAGACTCTAGCCGTGTACCTGTGTTACCATACTTGGGTAGGTCATAAACAGATACCGTAGTCTCAACGATAGAACCATTGCCTATCGGACCATCAACATCATAATCCCAATAGCTACCATCAGACTTAGTAACAGCAGGTGCTCCACTACTCCAATCATATCCACTGTTAAACTTCCTGTCGAACTTAACCCTAAGTCCTCTGCCCTCTAGGTCAGGCTTGGGTTCTTTACCACTCTTAGCTGTTGTAAGTTTGGTAATGTTCTCATCGTCAAGTATCATATCAATAGTGCAAGCACCACTGTACTTCTCGTAACTTCCTTCTGCTTGGACGGTAGGTTTCCATCCTGTTAGGTCACGGTTCTGTTCAAAGACTTTTGCCCATTCAGCAATACCGTGTACTGTAACCATTCTTGTTGCCATGTATCTCTCCTTTAATGTACATCTGCATATGTTTGACCATACTGTATATCTATACCTAAGTCAACATTTAATTTTAATTGTTCGTTAAGTTTTTCTATTGCCCACTGTAGGGCTGATGTGTGTTCATTCTCCTCACCTTTTCTAATTACATTTATACTTTCATCGTGGAACTGCCCTACAATATTTGACCTCTTTGATCTGTATAGTGCAACCCACCTATCAAAACAGTATGCGCCTGTGCTCTGATTGATAGTAGAGAAAGCATCCTTCTCAAACCGTAAGCTATGCCAGAACTTACTAACAGGGTTCTGTATCCACATATCTTGGTTTATCTCTCTTGACTTTTGATCATTACAAAACTGTTTGACAGACCAGTTACGGTTCCAGTAAGCCTCTAGTAATATCCTAGCTTGCTTCAGACCCATGCCTGTTTCACGAGATAACTTAGGTGCACCAATGCCATAGGTGGCAGAGTAGTTTACTACCTTAAAGTTCTTACGTATTTTCTTTAGCTTTGGCATGTCACCTCTGTTGTACTTGTCTATGTCTTCCTGTGTAACATATCCTGCATGTCTTGCCAAGTCTAAATGAGGATCAAATCCAGGTTGTGACATTTCTGCCACATAGTCAGGGTCATATGGATACATGTAATGACGCTTAGTTGTGTCCTCTAGTGAGGTCATGTCTGCACCACACAGAAGATATCCATCAGGCGCAGTCAAGCAGCCACGTATCTCCATACCCCAAGGTTTATCAACTCCTGGTAAGTTTACTAGAGGCTTCTGATGTTTGAACCTAAGTGTGTTAGTTAGTCCTGCTATCTCTGCCTTAACGTAGCCATTACGCTCACACTTCAAGAAACCTTTTAGTATACCTAGCCTGTGTTGTAGGACAGTCAAGCCATCAAGAACTTGTACTTGTTTATTGTATCTCATTAATTTCTTCACAGACTTCGTAAGCTCACCGTACACTCTGACTTGAGGTATTTTTCTATCCTCAAC